GTTTTATTTTCTGCATTGATCACTGTGACCACTCGAACACCGTCTAGTTTGGGCTCAAGCAATTTCTTGCCTGTGATTTTCTTTTCGTGATTAGCGCCGTCATGTGCCAACATACACTCAAAGAGAGGAATGGCGTATTCTGGTTTTACAGCTTTCTTAACCATTTTATTAACTGTGGTTTCGCTAAAACCTGCTCGCATGTCTTTGATAAGGATACGACGATACCAACCGTTCCACTGTGCTTCTGTACTGGCCGAAAGGGCCAGTTCGATAGCATCTCGTGCATCGTGTCCGGTAAGTTCTCGGAGGGCCAGTGCTCTGACCAATTCTTTAAAGGCTACCCAGGGTAAGCCTTGCCCATCTGTGCCACTGAAACTAGGAACTTTCTTGACACCAAATGTGATCATTGGGTCATAACACATACGAAGACCTTCAAACAATTCTGTGTTGCCTGCAAGGGCTTCACGTTCTATAATAGCCTCTTTGGCCAAACGACTGTTGTCTGATTCAAGCTCGTTGATGATAGTGTGCATTGCTTACCTTTCTATGTATATTTACATTATACGCTGACTTTACCAATAAGTCAATGATTTTTTCGCTTTTTTAGGCTTGATTTTTCTTCTCTGATAAGTATATAATTGTAAGCACTACACTTTGTAGTCTTAATACAACAAAAAGGAAATCAAATGAAGAAAATCGTAATCGCAACATTAGCACTGGTGTCAAGTTTGGCATTTGCAGGAACTGCCACAGTTGAGGGCTCTAAAGTAAATGGTCTCGAAGGTGCCAAAGATGCCGTGTCAGCTAACTTTGCAGTCAGTGAAACTATTAACAAAACATTCAGTGTTAACACTCAACTGTCATCTCAACAATCCGACGTTACCAACGCAGTTACTACACGTTTAGAAGTTGGTGGTACTGCAACTGTGCCAGTATATGGTCCAGTTTCTGGTTATACACGAGTTGCCGTTGGGCAGAAGTACAGCACTGCTGGCAGTTTCACATACTACTCAATTGAGCCAGGTGTTAGTGTACCGTTGACTCCTAGCCTAACAGCTAAAGTTGGATACCGTTTCCGTACAGCCGCAGAACACGCCAATGTAAACAAAGACACAACTGACACAGTTCGCGTTGGTGTATCATATGCACTTAACAAAGAACATGCTGTCGGATTCCGTTTCGATAAAATGACAGGTGATTCTAAGAGCGACTCTTACAATTTCTTTGTCACACGTTCATTCTAATCTAATTTAGATCCAAATAAAAAGCACCCTAGGGTGCTTTTTTTATTTCCTAACTAATTTACCCAACGGTGTTCTGGGCAATTGATCAACTGCTTGTATTTTACGAGGAACAATAGGAAAATGCTGAGATAACAGTCTACGTATTTCAACAGGATCTCCTTGTCCTTCATAATACATCACCAATGTATCATTTTCTAACTTAACCATAGCTTCAGTTACATTCAATTGATTTTTAATCAACATTTCCATTGACTCTGGTTGTATTTTATTATCTAAATATTTAAATTGGTTATCTCTACGGCCAGTGATCTTAATCCCATGGATGTCATCCAATTCTACCATATCACCCGAATTCCAATAGTCCATGCCCTGCCAGCGCAAATGTAGACAACCATCTTCAATTTTGTAATCGCATCCCGGATGCCATTCTTTGCCCAAATAATCAGGATGCGGATAGGTTGTGCAAAGCCCAGGTACTTCTGTAGTTCCATAGGCATTAAAAGGGTTAGCTCCTTTAGATCGCATATCTTCAAAGTATCCCGGAACAGCAAAATTAGCCCCAGTTATACAGACACGTAGATTAGGAAATTCAGCCGAAGCCCAATCTTTGCTCTTACGTAAAACAGTGTATGGTCCTGGAGGTATGATTGCTAACGTAGGATTATTTTCAACCAAACTCTTAGTTGTGGTAAATGGATTAAACTTGTCGACGATCACTGTTGCGCCACTTAAAATAGGGGCTAACATACAAAAAGTAAGATTCTCTGATATTGTTGGTAAAAAATTAAAGCATCTATCAGTTTCTGTAAAATTATGGATTTGAGCAACTGCCAGCGCAGGCTGTATCAATGTGGCAAAAGTTTGCCCTATCCATTTAGGTTTTCCAGTACTGCCCGATGTATAACCGATCCAATGCCATCGGCCTTCTGGTAAGGCATCCGGCATAACTGAGCCACGCACCAGTGTTCCACCACCTATAACAGCCGCAAGTATTTCCACATAAAAATCTTCGGCCCTATCTGATGTTAATAGTTTAATATCACTGTGTTTAGATTTTACAGCCCTGTCAAATAACTCTATGGCTGTTAGTATGTTGCCGTCTTGATCAATAATTTTAGATTGGCTTTGGCTTAGTTTTTCTAAAACTTCATCTGTTAACATACGTAGTCTTTCACACACTGAAACTTGAACCGCAACCACAGGTGCTCTGAGCATTTGGATTTTTGATACTAAAATTACTACCAGTTAGATCTTCTTTGTAATCTATAGTTGCTCCCTGTAGATATTGCATACTCATGCTGTCTACCAGCAAAGACATTCCGTCTTTATGGACTACAAAATCATCTTCATTTTGTTCTTCGTCGAAAGTAAAGCCGTAACTGAAACCGCTACAACCGCCGCCTTGGACAAATGTTCGTAATTTAAGATTAGGGTTGTTTTCTTCAGCCAATAAATCGGCTATTTTGGAGATTGCGTTGTTGGTAATTTCAATCATAATATTTCCGTGTCAAGTACCTTGGTCATCCACTTCCGCCATATAGCATGTATGTCGTCTGCCACTGCCGGTAGGTGAATTCCAAAATTGTTTAGTAATAGTTCTCGCAGATGAACAGCGCCGTCTTTGGTCCAAAACTGTTCTGTATTTAAATTGAATCCATACTCATCAGATAGAGAATTGGTATGAGTTATGTATGTGTTAGGCCAATGATACGTGCCGGGTACTTGATGCTGAGAATTCATTTTAATCCGTCTAATCCCGGGAGGTGTATTGTCAGCTGGCCAGGACATCATGATCCATGCAGGGCTTGGAATTTTTTCTAGTATGGATTGTTTTGCATGAAACATGTGAGTATGTCCTGCAATAATATCAATTTTATCAGATTCTATCGGGTATTCAGGGGAGTCAATTTTATCAACAAAGTAATGATTTAGATCAAAGAAATGAGCCTTGTAGTCCTGCACTGATATTCGGTTGGGCCGAGGAATGTATGTATCTAAATATTGGTCGTGTTTTACATACAGGGCCAGTAATTCTACCGGAGTATGATATTGAATAAATTCATCGCAACAACTAATTAGATTGGCCAAATGATGACCTCCGGCCGCACCCGGAAATACAATGCACAGAGTTTTGATTTGATCAAACGACGCCGGCAACATTTTTTCTATAATCTTCTACTGCGGCTTTGATAGCATCTTCTGCAAGTATGCTACAATGTATCTTAACCGGTGGAAGGGCAAGTTCTTCAGCAATTGCTGAATTAGAAATCGCTCCCGCCTCGTCAAGCGATTTTCCTTTGACCCACTCTGTGACAAGACTTGAGCTGGCAATCGCTGATCCACATCCGTATGTTTTGAATCGTGCATCTGTAATAACTCCATTTTCTACTTTAATTTGTAATTTCATCACATCCCCACACGCAGGGGCACCTACCATACCTGTACCAATCCCTAGTTCGTCTTTGGCAAAACTGCCTACATTACGAGGGTTTTCATAGTGATCGATTACTTTGTCTGAATATGCCATTTATTTTCCCTTATAGTTATATGCGAAAACTTTCTCCGCACCCACACCGGTCCCGTTCGTTTGGATTCTTAAAATCAAATCCTTCGTTAAGACCATTACGTACCCAATCCATTGTTAGCCCTTGTAAGTAGGGCTCATCTTTTAAACTTACTAATATACAGAACTCGGGTTGGGCATAATTAATTACACCGACCTCTGGCTCAAGTTTATCCACATACTCTAACACATAAGCGAGTCCACTACACCCTGTAGTTCGAACGCCGATACGGATACCTACTCCCTTACCACGACGTTCTAAAGTCTGCTTAATTTTGTTACGAGCCTGATCAGTTAGGGTAATCATTGTTTACCAGTCCTATGTTATCGGTATTTAATATTTTGTTAACAAGGTCAATACCTTTTGTTGTCCTTCTACGCCACTCTTCTAATTCGTGCTTAGGAAAGTTTTGTTTAGGAATATTGGTAAATTGGCTTAATTTTAAAATCAAATCATCAGCATCTGCTTTATAGATTTCTTTCCAACTGATATTTAATAATCTATCTTTATAATTATAGTTCGGTCTAAAGTATCTGTGATGTTTAAAAGTGATCATGAACACCATTCTTAATTTTTCTATGTATTCATCCATATTGGTAATTTTAAAATTACCTTCATCTATACCCCATTTGATAAAATAGATGTTTGCAATTTCATAGATATCAAATCCATCGTATGTAATTTTAATAGCCCGTTCGAAGACCTGCATAACAGCATCAGTGTCTATAAGATGCATAGGAGGATAGCAGGGCGGATCGGTGAGATTTTTTTTAAGTATGGTTGCTATCTGTACGTCAACAGGAACAGCAACGCCTCCGGCTGATCCTAGATCAATTCTAGACCTGTGTGCGTTTCCATTATTACTTAAATTAAAAAAAGAAAGTAACGGTTCATCGTATGATCTGGCCGCCCTTATAAAAGCTGAAAGAAAATGACCACCTGTCCCTCCCATATACATAACAGGGATGATGTCTTTATTCAACCCCATTTAATCAACTGTAATCTTTTACAGGACCGCCGTGAAGTTCACTTTTAGCTTTACGTCCTTTTAGTCGATGGCCTGTACCCGCAACACCCTGTTTGCCTGTACCATCTGTGTGATCACTATCATGGGCTCGCATGCCTAGACCAACGCATTGCGCATATCGAACATTAGATAGGCGTTTGACCGCACACTGACTAGCAGTAGGTGCGGCTAACTTTCTTTCTGGTAAAAATTCAAAAGCTCTCATGAAAGTATTTATTACTTAAAGAATATCAACACCATAAGAGTACTTTGAACAATAAAGCCGACACCAATGGTAATAATGTTTAAGGTATCTTTTTGGATGATAGCCTTAGCATACAGCAGACTTAGGCCTCCCCAGACCAGTAGCACAATGTCTACGCTGGGCATTTTATCCGTAAGCCCGGCCATTACCGCTAGTAAAGTGGGAATTGTGGCCGCATGCAGTACAATGGCCGCTAGCCAGCCTAATCCCTCAGCGGTGATGTTAGCCAATTTCTCTTTGACAAAATTAGCCAAATCGTGAAAGTGCAGAGTTTTAAGAATCCAAGATAACATGATTATTCCTTATAAAAAATATGATGACCAATTTTGGTAATTTTAGGCTTGCCCCAATTAGGGTTTACATAATCTGCATGATAGTACATGGCTTCCTTTAGGCCGCTGAGGCGGAAGTCTTCTAGCAGAACTTTCTTGGCTACTTCGTAGCTCTCTTTATAATTCTCTTTATACAAGATCAAGGGACGGCCTGCATTTTCGCAGTACCAGCTGAACTGGCACACAATCTTGCCAGTAAATGATGTTTTCTGATAGACTACACCGCAGATGTCTTTGGGGAATTTTCCACTTTCTGATCGATTGATAGTAACCTGTGCAACTGCTACTTTACCTTCAAACGATTCTGTTCCTGCTTCGTAATAAATGTTTTTGGCCAAACAGTCAAGCTGTCGTTCTCTTTCTTTGGCTGTATAAACAACACCAGAAGTTTCTAATGTGGAGTCTTTGAGTTTGCTAAATTTTGCATGGGTGATGTTACTCACTGCCATGGCAATTAAAACAAATCCAATGACGAACATTGCAAATCGCAAAGTTTTTTCCATTGTATTTCTCCTATTTTTAAAGTCCAAATTAACGGACGGTATAATACTTATATCACAGGTTAGTGTAAGATAAGCACCACTAGAGTAAATTATAACAGAAATTTTGAGTTAACGCAATGGTTAACAGTTATTTTTTACCAATTATCATGAATCTAGTGAAGGACCATGTGGGGTAAACAAACTCTCGTTCGCCGCTATAGTCGAGTTTGGACATGGGATATTGATCTATAAAATCTTGCAGACAGCCACTGTGTATGTGATGATCTTCATGGGGCATATTGTTGCCCTGTAATACCACCCTTGTACCTTTTGGAATACGGTCAAACCAATCCATGCTGTCAAAATGTTCAGTGCTGGTGTTTATAACGAGGTCGCCGTATTGACCTTCGTAGTTGTTACAATCTTGTGTAAAGGCTTTAAACTTCCAATCTTGCCAAACCCAATTTTCATTAATCATATCAGCAACAGATTCGCACCGTGGGTCCATGTCTAAGCTACGTATCTTATCAACAATAAATTTGCCTCTACTTAACAATAGGAAAGCTGTAACACCATACCATCCACCGTAGATGTATGTTAGACTAGAACACCACCCGAGACGTTCTAACTCTTCACAGAGCCAAATTTTACTACCAACTTGCCCGCTACTAAATGCATCACGGTCTACGTTCAATATCTGATTCATCGCAGGTCGATCCGTATTGTATTTCTATAATTTTAAGAGGAAGATCTGTAGGATTATGTAGTTGATGCCATTCGTTGGGCAGTATGGTTTCTTGTTTATAAGTTTTGATATTTTTATTACCAAAATCCCAGTTGACTCCGGCATGCCCTTCAGCAACAAACCAAAGTTCAGTACGACCAGTGTGTCGTTGCATACTTAGACTTTGGCCTGGATCCACTGTGAGTTCTTTTACTTTAACTCGTGTGTCTATGGTATGCAGTACGCGATAGTAGCCCCAGGGTCGAATAGTCTTGGGACTTTTCCACTCTTCTAAGATCCAACTTGAACTGTTAGCTTTATTTTCTCCGCCTACACCAAATTGGAATATAACATCCTTGACAGACATCTCGGGAATATTTTGAGCAGTACGATCGCCTCCATTAGCAAAGATTATTTGATGGCCCGGATAACGTTGTTTAACCAGTGCTAATAGATCACACGCAGTTCCGTCACTGTCGTCAAAAGCCATTACTTCGTCTACTGCTTTTAAATTGCCTACCACTGCCTTGCGTTCCTCAAATGGCATGAATGCTCGGCCTTTCTTGCGTTCTAACCAACTGTCGCTATTGAGCCCAACAATTAAATATTGCCCATAAGTCTTGGCAGAATTGCACAGTAGAACATGTCCGCTGTGTATAGGGTCAAACCCGCCACTGATAACTATTATCTTATTCATAACCATATTTATAGTTAAATATACACATAATGAATAATATCGAAGCAACACATTTAGTGGTAAACGGGTGTAGTTGGACTTACGGGCATGGCCTACCGGATCCAAAGACACAGGCATGGGCCGCATTATTGGCCAAGCATTTAAAACTGCCTGTAGTTAACCTTGCTGTGCCGGGATCAGGTAATGACACTATCCATAGAAGAACATATGAATATGTATTTCAAAATTTACCCACTAACTCTAAACCTATATTTGTTATTTCGTGGTCTCAGTCACATAGGCAGGAAGCATGGCATCAACAAGATAATTCTTACAAAGGTATAGGAAGACCACATGCTTCGGAACAACTAGATGATTACCAAAAAGTCTTACTTGACAATTGGAACGAAGATGTGTTTGATCAAAAGTCTCTGATTTACAAATTGTCTTTAAAAAACTTGTTTGACAATTTTAAAATTCCTTACATAATGACCGACTACTGCGCATACCTAAGAGCTTTGAAGAATAAAAAATTAAACTATCCCGTTGACAGCTATCGAGAAATGATCAAAATTGTCTACGATGAAAAACATATTGCATCTTTTGAAGAATTAATATCTCACTTACCAAAACTTCCGTGTGGGCATGACGGCACACAAGCACAAGAAATTATAGGCAATTATAGTTTTAAAAAAATAAAAGAATTATATGGTGAAATTTTACCTGTTGCCGGTAATTTTTTAACATATCAAAAATTCTTAGACACCGACGTTAATCAATTTCCAAAATGCCTGCCGCTGAATTTAGCGTGGGTTTAATTGTGCATCAATCCAATCGTAGGTTTTATTTAACCCGTACTCTAACGTGTCTTGCGGTGCCCACCCTAATACTTCTTTTATTAGTTTGTTATCGCTGTTGCGGCCCATAACACCCAATGGCCCGTCAATATTTTGAATAGTCACTTGTTTGCCTGCTAGACGAGCAATTAGCAGTACAAGATCATTAATAGATATCATTCTTTCACTGCCTAAATTCAATGGCTTATCGTAATCACCTGCCATGATTCTGTTGATACCTTCAATACATTCATCAATGTATAAAAAACTACGAGTCTGTACACCAGGCCCCCATACTTCTACAATGTCCTTGGCCATGGCAACTTTGCGACATAAGGCCGCGGGTGCTTTCTCTTTTCCATTGTTCCATGCACCTAATGGTCCAAACACATTATGTAATCTAGCAATACGTACACGCATTCCATAATTGCGGGCATAACTCATGTATAGCCGTTCACTAAACAATTTTTCCCATCCATATTCACTATCGGGCGCGGCAGGATAAGCACTATCTTCGGCCAACAATGGATTGTCGGGGTCTGTTTGATTATACGCAGGATACATACAGGCACTGCTGGTATAGAACACACTATTAACCTTGTGCTGACGCATTGCATCTAACACATTAAGATTAATGGTAGCACTGTTATGCATAATGTCTGCATCATTGTCGCCTGTGAAAATGTATCCGGCTCCGCCCATGTCGGCCGCTAGTTGATACACCTCGTCAACGCCTTCTACCAATACTTGGGTTACTGCAGGATCACGGAGATCTTGAATATGGAATTGATCGGCTTCTGTTAAATCATATTCTGGAAATTTAAGGTCAACTCCAATGACATAATGACCTTGACGTTTTAATTCTTTTACAAGATGCAGACCAATAAATCCGCCCGCACCACATACTAAAATTCTTTTCATTCCGTGTTCCTTGTATTACCGTAATGTACAATCTTTCCGGCATATGTAGATTTATTTAATTTTCTCCACGGATCTATAACCACTGCATCTTCCGGAAATTTAATATGTTCAACCCAGTTTTCCCAGTAACCGATTAGATACACTTCTGAATCGCAGAATGTAGTGTCTCCTGTATTCAAATCATAATATGTGACAGTTCCACCGTGTTTTTCAATGTAATGCCCCACCAGCATACTCGAGCTACCAATTGTATAAGGAACACCTGGTTTATATGCTTTGCCCACAATAGTAACAGACTTACTGTACTCTAAACACTTTTTAGCCATGCGCTCTGCTTGTACTTCTCGAGCTCGCATAATTGAGTCAAAAAGATCGTAGCCTAGTCCTAGTCTATCTGCAAGGTATCTTAAAGCGATATTATCCCTTGGATGGCAAGCACCGCCGTCACCCATGCCAGCTTTCATATAAGCAGGACCCATAATTCGATGTGTACTACGAGCAAGAGCACCTGTTACAACGTCTACATCCATATTGCCATTTGTTTCTGCAACATCCTGTATCATGTTTACCAGTGCTAGCTTGGTAGATATAAAAGTATTGTAAAAGATTTTAATTGCTTCTGCTTCGTCCCATGTGCCTAATTCAATACGAGGATTGTTTTTCATCAAAGGTGCATAAAAATTAATTAACTCTCTAGCATCCCCTGTTTGAGATCCATCTTCCGTGCCAATGATGATCATTTCTGGGTAGACCATATCTGATTTAATTGTGCCCATGGCAATTAAATACGGATTGTAAATGAATCGTGCATTAGTAATACAGGGTTTTAATCTACCACGCACAGTCCCAGGTAGTACTGTGCTGATTAGAACAACCAGTTGTTTTTCAGTCACATGTTTGTTAACTTCTTGTAATATACTTTCGACTATAGAATAATCAAAATCTTTATTAGGCAAATGGCTTGTAGGAGTTTCCCCTCCATAGATCGGGTCGTGAGGAGTAGGTGCCGCGATAAAAATAATATCACGATTGGTAACCGCTTCCTTTATTGAATCTTTCATAGGAAACGCAGGTAGCCTAGGTTCAATGTCGTACCCAACTACATCATATAACTCTGCCATTACTTCGGCACAATCTTGCCCTAATTTTCCGCATCCAATCATTGCTACAGTTTTCATAAATTTCCTTGCTTTTAAATTATTTAATAGTATATTATCGAGTCTTGAATTCTTTGGCGGCAGTCATCATACGGCCTGGTGTAGATTTATCAATAACCGTCCATCCAAAATTTTTCGTGTTGTCAAACGGTTCGGTACTTAGATCTTCACTGCATTTCCCGGGAACGATTAATGCCTTCGATAACTGATCATCTAGATCATGGGCAAAAGATTCCATCCCAGAATCTAACTCAATGCCAAGTGTTTTAGAAATCTGTTGTTTGGCAAAATTGTAACTAATTATAACCCTGGGATGCCCATCTTTTTCTATTTTGCCAAACATTGATCTTTGTATAGTATAGAATTGCTGGCCTTCAATCAAATAATATTTCCTTTGAAAATCCATAAAATTCATTTCGGTAAATATTTTAGAATTTTTAAAATCTTTTAGGTGTCCGGGTATTAATGACTGCATACTCGAAAATCTAGGAGTATGCTTTGACATTACTTCGTCAAATTCCATATTGCACATAGAACTATAACAAAATTTAATATTTTTTGATTTTAAAAATTCAGACAATAGGTACATGTTATTCCAGGTTGTCAGCACCGAAGTCTCTATACTCCACAGTTTATCAATGGTTTCTGGATCATACTGATAATATATATTGCCGAGGGTTTTCCATCCCTTACTGTTGTTTAATATATCAACTCTAGAATACCCGGACCAAACTATAACAACTGCGTCATTTTCATTAATATTATATCGTTCTACGGCTTCAATTACGGAATGATAAATGTATCCGTTTCCTGCCCCACCCCGGCCGTAGTTATACACTCGATCAAAGTTGTTGACAAAAAACGTAGGCCACATGGGCCAGCTGTGTTGTGTAAAACTACAACCAAACGCAAACAGTCTTTTCATAACTCTTTGATCCAACTCTTGCCAAAGTTTCGCCTACGGGCAAAAAATATTTGTTCACAAAACTGCTGTAGACTCATATGTTTATCTTCGGGAAACTCAAATTCATATTGTGCAGGAATGTCTAAGGGGCCAGTGCCCTGTATATAACTTAAAAAATTATAATCCGTGTTAACTACTCTTGGATAGGAAGCAATGTTTGAATGATCTACTATGTAGGTTTTCTGAAACTCAATCAACTGATCAAATAACCTACCTTCAAGCTCAAATTGTTTTGTATACTCTGCTATGATAGAAAATATATGATTTCCTTTACCTTGGCTGTGAAGATTAATAATAGTACTGTGTACTAAATTCCATCCATGGATTTCTATGCCTTGTATAGGTGTGTGATCAATTTTGCCGTGAAGAGCCCAATTGCCGTAATGTTCTCGAATGCGCTCAATCTCGCTGTTCAACCAAGGATCCTGTTTGATGTATTCAAACAATCCCGAGTAGAATTGATCATAGTCAATATTTTTATGTTTAAATAAAAATCTGCTGATATAGTTAGTCAACCCATTGATATGGAATGTGTTCATAAACCAACTGAATACCTGAGCATCTAACATAACTGCCGGCGGTAGGTCTTTGGTGGCGGTTACCACCTCAACGCCTTCTTTAAGCTCGTTTTCATTATAGGTGCCCACAAGATAATCGTAGACTGTTCGGCCTTGAATCTTGTACAATTTTCGTTGCAATAAATTCATTTCGGCATTTTCTAATAGCTGTGCTTGATAGATGGTAATACCTGTGTGATTTCCTGCTTTGTATAGTCTATAGAAATTGTTCTTCCAAGTCTCTAAAGTTTCACCCGGAAGGCCTAATATAAGTTCTGTATAGAGAGGAATGTTGTTAGCTTCGCAGAGTTCAAAGACTTCTTCAATCTTGTTCATCTCTAAATTTTTACGTTTGATAATATCTAAAACATTATCATCTAGTGTTTGTACACTGAGGTTGAGACCGATCTTACTTCCACCATCATAGATAAGTTTTTTAACAATATCAATGATCTCACGCTTTTGATTCTTGGCCCAACTGATAGTGTATGCTCTAGGATTATTATAGGTCTTCTGCACTTCAATTAACTTGTCTGCAATAAGACTATCGCGTTCAGGAAAGATACCAAAGTTAGCATCTGTGATACTGACAAAGTCACAGCCATTACGACCAATCCATTCTAGCTCTGCATACACACGTTCTAGGGCAAACTTCTTAACCTTGTTATAGGTTAGACTGCCCCAGTCACAGAATGTGCAGGCATAAGGACACCCTCTATTAGTTTCAATTGTAGCGTTCCATCGAATCTCAGGATGTTCCTTCATTAGATCATCAAAGATACCAATTAGATAAGGGCTAGGAATAACATCTAATTCAGTAATGCGTTCCGCATCACCTGTGTCTAAGTCTA